ATCAATGAAGTAGGTTGCCATCTATCTCGATACCATTTTCTCTCTTGTACACTTCCCAGTCAGCTGCATTCATGAGATCTGGAAATCTGGTTCCTCCGTTGCATGATTCAGTTACGTATAACTTACCTGGAACAGAGCATCCACAGTTTACGCAATATTCATTGACCATACAATCGTCTTTACAAATAGTAGCACGGTATATCACCTGTTCCTTTTCGTGAGCAGGTAATATGTGAATCCTGTCACCTAACATTTTGAGATTACCTTCAATAAACTGAAATATTTTCTTTGGAGTTATCTTCATTTTCCTCTAAGTGTTTTACGTTTTGCTAATTCAGATTTTAATACTTTCCGCGGTCCATATCCACCACGCGCACTCTCAATATCTCGAATACTCTTTACTAGTTTTATTAAACCCTGCGGTTCAACTGATGCAAGCTGGTCGCTTCCCCAAAGGGATCTGTCAAGAGTTATATGCCGCTCAATCCATCTAGCTCCAAGTAGAGTAGCTGCAATAGTAGTCGTGAGTCCATATTCATGACCAGAGTAACCGACTTCAAATTTCTTTTGAAAATCATGTCCTCGGTTAATATGATCAAGATATGTGATATAGTCTAAGTTCAATTCTTCGATTGGAGAAGGATAAGTAGAATTTGTATGAAACACAACATCAGGTTGACCCTCTGTGATAGCTAGATCAATCTCTTCTTGAGTGCTCATACCAGTTGAGATGAGTAGAAAATCTGAACTGTCTTTTGCATACTCTACTAAATCTAGATCATTGATTAAAGCAGATGGAATCTTTATCATTACTCCCCACTTTCCATTAGGAAGTTTAGTATGGAATCTTCTCATGAAATCAACTGACTTCTTATCCCAAACTGAAGCAAACCAGCCTATTTCTTTTTCACGACAGTACTCATCAATTTCATCGTATTGTGCTTGAGTAAGCTCAACATCAAGTTTATATTGAAAGTAGGTAGTCTCCTCCTTTCTCCAAGGAACAGACTTTGCCTTGGGTCTCTCGGCTGGTGGAATACATGATTCAGGGTCGCGCTTTTGAAATTTAACGTAATCAACACCAGCAACAACTGCAGCATCAATCAGTTTTTTAACATTATACATAAAGGCAGTATGTGTTGGGCCGTATGCATAGTTTAATCCAATTTCTGCACAAATTATTGTTTTTTCCATGTTATCCAAGGTGACCATTTTTTAGGTTTAGTATAATTACGAGCAAGACCATTTTTTGATAACCATGCTCTACCAATATCTCTTGAAAATTCAAAGCGTTGATCTAATAGAACACTTTTATGTAAATGTAAATTACCTTTTTTATTTCTAAAAAGTATTTTCATTTGATATTCCGGATTCAAGTCTTCTACAAGATATGGTAGATATTTTTTTATATGACTTGTTGAAAATAGACTTGGAACAAAGGTCGGTTCTGTAAGTTCTTTAATTCCAGTTGGACTATTTTTTTTATTTAGTACGCACTGTAGATTAGATGAACCTAGTTTAGATATAAGTTTAGATATTTCAACTGAACTTGAGAGCTCCCAATCGTCTTCTAAATGAAAAAAATATTGGCTTTTAACTTGAGAAAAACACCAAATAACTGCTTTTGCAAAATTTGCAGTTGCCGGTAAGTTAACTACGACTTTTCCAAAATATTTTTTAGCGATTTGTTCAACTGCACTAATATTAGTTGAAGTAGGCGAAGGATCTACATTAATATAAAGAGTACTTGCCTTAAAATCAATACCTTTTAATTTAGAACAATAGCTTGCGTACGTTCTATTTAAGATTTCTGGTCTATTACAGGCAGTTGTTGTAAATTCAAATGCTATCATTTTTTCCATTGTGTGTATGGTATATTAAAGATATTTTCGCATTTAGTTAGATTGCCATTACCTGCTTTTGGAAATATAATTTTCTTAAAATTAAAAGTAGTGCAGTGTTCAGTTATTTCTCCAATTATTTTAACAAGTTCACGGGTTCGATTGCGGTCCATTATTCCTCGAGTAGTCGATTCATACTTTAGCAGAAGATTCTTTCGAACTGTCTCCATATGATGCATAGTTAAGTCAGTTGAAGAAAACTCATGTGACTTAGTAGTATTTCCAGAAATTCCTCGAGTAGGATCGCATTTTACGAAAAATTTGTTACTCATTTTAGAAGAGCTTGAGATCTTACATATAAACGGGACTCTGTTTGAATCATATCCTCTGTGTAGAGTAGGAATATTTACATAATTAATAAATCGAACAGCAGTCACATCATAGTTATACTTGATAATCTGCTCTTTGGCTTTGCTAAACTGACTTGAATCGTAAAATTCGTCAACATCCATACAAAGATAATGAGTACATCTATTACGTAAACATAAATTTAATCCAACTTGTCTCTTTGCAGTTTCGTAACGTTTAGCGGTAGGTATAGCTGATCTTTCCTTACTATTTAGAGGTAAAAATGATGTAAATTCAATTAATTCATTAATTTGACCAGTTTTAAGAAGATTTTTTAGAACATTAAAATCTTCAGTAGGTAAGATCTTTCCAAACCACGAAACCTTTTGATAAATTACACTAACGTATTCAACGTGTTGTCTAATCTGCCGAATTGAGTGTTCGAGTAGCTCAACTCCATCAAAAACGATATATGATACTCCAAGTTTCATTAAACTATTATTTTACTATTTTTAAAAATAGAAAATTCAGTTAGGTCTCTATATCCATTTAATTCACCTTGGTCAGTAACATGTTCTGGATAATTTTGTAATAAACAAAGTCCTTGTGCCGCTTCTTGAGGAGTCATGTACATATTCCATCCAAACGATGTAATATCATCTTCTTTATAGAATCGTTCACTTCTACCCTCGTATCTTGCGCGTTTAAACCATTCTACTGCAGTAAGGTCGTCAGTTAATATCATTCCTCCTTTACCTATACCTAACTGTTTTTTTATGTGAAAAGATAAGCACATAAATGAGCCTGGGATATACATATTTGAAGTTAATCTTTTTGCAGAATCGTAGATTGGATATGGCGAAAGTTGGTATATTCCAGTCCAATGGTTTGTATCAGGACGTTTATCAAAAATTACATCACCACCTGCCTGAATGATACTCATAGGTACTGACAGATACGTCTTCGATGGAATCGTTATTTCTTTTACTTCTAGATATTTACAGCACAAAAAAATAGCGTTGGTGCAGCTATCTACTGACACTGCGTATTTTGAACCAGTATATAATGCAAGTTCTTCTTCAAACATTTGAACAATTGAATACGGATTATGTTTTTTGATAGGCATTATTCTTGATTATTTTTAGGTATGAATTTTGCTTTATTTGGTAAAAGATATTTCATAAAACTTATTTCCTCATCAGTTACATTCTTAGTATATGTTCGAGTACTGACATTAAAGTATGAAATATTGTCATTTCTAATTTCAGAATCATCTAATATTATTTTAATTGATGCTGGTGAGTTACATTCTTTATAGTAATTTAACATTTTTTTGTATTTTTCATCAAGAGTCACTTCTTTAAATTGAGGTGAAATCTTTCCAGTTAAATCCTTTGCAGGTGAACCTCCATATATGTGATTTTCTTCCATATCTTTGGTTATTACACTCCCGACTAGTGCCATAGATTTATCTTTTGCATGTATTGGAGAAACAATACAGTGTCCGACGAACCAACAGTCATTTCCTATTAACAGTGGGTGATTTGAATTATAATTACATCCTTCCAAATCATCGCCGTATAGAATATGTGACCATAACTGAGAGTGCGCACCGATTCCACAATTATTACCAATAGTCGTTCCACCAATACTGTCAATGATTGTGTATTGTCCGATCCAAGCGTTATGTCCAATTGACAAAGGCTTATATCCATGTAAATTAGTATGGTGATGTATTTTACAATAATCGCCTATTTGTAAATCGTCTACAATTATTTGCACGTTATCACCAATATATGTATTATCACCAATCTTTACATGATGTGCTTTGCCGGTTAACCCTCGGATAGTCGCAGTCGGCGAGATAATTACGTTTTTTCCGAGTTCTAAATATTCAACTTGTATATTTTCCATATTACTTTTTATTTTTCCAAAAGGATATATCTAGCCATTCATTATTACAGAAGATATTACGAGTTCCTTCTGAAACATCTTCTCGAACCTTACCGATGTATTGTGATTCTTTCTTTATTAAATTAATTAAATTAGGGATATTTTTGTATTCAGTAAAATTAGGAAGATTAGTATGGCCTATACCTAATGTTTTTCTTCCCATATGTCCAAGTTCAAACATTGCAGTGCACCCTCCCTTTGGAGTAGGCTTAATATAAACAAAGCATTTTTTATAGAACTCTTCAATTAATTTTGGAAGTGTAATGTTATCTGTATAGATAAACATGTCTTCTCCAAAATAATTAATTAAAGGAAGAATTACTTCATTCCATTGAAAATAAGCGGACCTCGTTCCTTTAACACCACGATAGACATATATTTTATCTCCTAATGGACATGAATAAAAGTTAGAATAATCCTTAACTTGAAGATATAGCTGCTTATGCGAAATTTTATTGCTCTTTAAAATTTTTGAAAATTCTCCAGGATAAGCTAGTGTGAATCCTTTGCCACTAGATATGACTGATTTTACACAAAGTATAGAGTTATTTCGTATATCGCCTCCTCCCCAAATTATAATTGAATATGACTTGTGTAAAGTAAGTGCGGTTAAGTCAGAGTTAGTATATAATCCAAAAAAAATTGCAGGTTGAGCTGGGTCTGAATATCTTTCTAATTTCCAAAAATTTCTAAAATTTTCTCCGAAGGTTGTCTCAAGAGTTGGAGATATGTAAACTTGACGTATCCTCATATGCTCTTGAATTTATTTTTTTCTGAGGTACGTCGTGCATTATAATCTGCGTATAAATATTCTTGTGAAAGTTTTGGTGGAGACGTTTCATTACTTCCAGGATTGTGCCTATCCATCTGTTCAGAATAAAATGGATTAGTTATATACTGCTTGCGTCTACGTAGCTTAGAGGATGCAGCTTTTTTACATAACTCTTTTGCAAAATATCCCATTTTAAGACCCTTTGGTAAATTAAAACCTCCAGTCGCATCAAACAGTGGGCGATATATCATAGTTCCGCCTAGACCAGTTACTTGCCTATAATACGCGTGATCATTTATTTTTACTAGTTGAGTATCAGTGTCCTTAATAGGAAAATTAAAGAAGGTTACCATTCCACAATCTTTAAATTCATTAAGTATTTGAATTGAAGCTGTATCCCAACCTCGGTGAAACCACATATCATCACACGACATTACAAAATATTCAGAAGAAGTTGCTCTGATTATTTTATTAAATGATTCAGCACTTCCTAAATTTTCAGAATTTATTATAACTTCGTCGATTTTACCAAAGGCTTTCATTTCTAAGAGCCACTCGTTGGTTCCATCATTAGAATTATCTGAAATAACAAGAAGTCTATATGGTATCTTAGTGGAAGCAATAATCGACCATATGCAATTTTTTAAATAATCAAGACGATTATATGTTACAACACAAATATCTACTAGACTCTGCATATTTACTTATTTTTTTTAGATTTATTATTTCCATGTATTACCCATTTACAATATCCTTCAGGTAATAATGTTATATTTTTTGTAAGTTCATACATTTGTCCATGTTTTCTTTCATTGACATGATGAATTACAGTTTTCTGACATAAACTTAAAAACATTGAACATCTAGTATTATGATATTTAGGCAAATGAGTATCTGTTTTTTTCCAAAAATCAAACATAGTTGGCTGTGCATGTATAATAAAGCATTCAAATCTTTTGATATTTTCAGAATACTTTGATTGTATCGTATCGATATATTTCGGAGACATCCAATCATCACAATCATGTCTAGTTTGAATATTAGGTTTATGTGATTTTACATATTCAATAAATCCATAGTTATCGTATACTGCATCAAATTGGAAATCTAATTTTTCTCTTAAGTAACTTTCATCTTGAATATTTGTGATAAGCACCCAAGTAAAATTTTTTTGAATTTGAGATTTTAATGCAGGAATTAAAATAGCTTGTGTAATAGTTAGATATTTATCTAGTAATTCCCTATCTGTAAAATTCATCCTAGATACGATAATATGCTTCATATTAAGATATTTTTTTAAATTCTACGATTTGTGGAATAATTGGAATACTCCAATTACGATTATTTTCAATCCATTTTGCGTGAGTAATTCTAGCTGGAGACCTGTAGTTAGTTTTAACGTTTTGCGTAAGACTCTCTGAATGAATTCTTCTATAAAAAAGAGAATATTTTAATTCAATACTAACAACTCCATTCTTTAAGCATCGCTTGATAAATTCAGTATCAGCTGCACATTTCCATGGCTGAAATCCTCCAATTTTATTAAAAGTATTTTTTGAAATAAAAAATACTCCATGTGCGACTGACTTGTGTAAATTAGTGCTGATATACGGATTATAATTAAAATCTAGATACTTAAATCGAATTGGTCGGTCTATTGAATATCTTGAAAAGATATAGTTTAGTAGATTTTTATGCATAATATCATCTGCATCAAAGAAAAGATAATTATCATACTTTGCAAGTGAAGTTAAGGTATTTCTAATAATATATGGCCCAACTGATTCATTTGAAAAGTAAATTTTCAAATGTGGATAGTTATTTTTAATAGTGTTAAGATAATTTAAAGTATCTAAACAGTTATCAATGCCTACTAATATTTCATATTCACCTAAACTTGTTTGAGAGATAATTGAGTCAAGACATTCTTTAATATACTTCTTTACTGAAAACGCAGGAATTATTATGGAAACCGGATATTTAGTGACGTCAGTAATGAATTCTTCAGCAGATGCTGCAATATACTCATTATTAGTATTCCTAATAAGCGTGCGATCTACTCGTACAGACCGAGGCTTGGCAAGCGTTACCGGTACACTTAATTTTGCGACCTTTGCCATAGAGGTTTTGTTCTTTTCAAGCCACACTCTACCTATTTTTGAATAATTTGAGGAAGCGCTAGTAATATTATCATATGTGATAATCTTAGAATTATTTAGAGTATGCCCAAGCTGATTAAATTTTTGATCTGGCACAGTCGACGATATAACAATATCAGTATTTGAAAATACTGGTACATCTGGTAGAATCTGGGAAAGGGTCTCTGAAAGATTAGAACTAGCTACGAGTTGAGGATCCTCGGATACACTTGAAAATATCGCAGGTGACACATCTAAATACATTACGGACCAATCTAGAGATCGAAATGCTGTGCCTCGTTTAAGAAGAGAAGCAATTTGGTTAACTATGATACTCATACTAGAAAAGTATAGAGTATTTTCTGTACTTATTGTAAATACATTTAACTTTAGAGAAGAGTATATTTTCTCTAATCTGCTGGGCGAGTTTGCCTTTAAATTAGAGAAGATTGAACTAACTGGAATCACCGAAATATCAGAATATAATAGTCTAAGATGATCTAGATTAGTAGAGGACAAGGGAAGCTCAGGGTGTACCATGAGCTGGATCTTTCCTCTAAATTGAGGATTTCGATTAATTAGTGTAGAGATCGCAGTTCTAGTAAAGTGAAAATATATGTCACTAGCTTCAGTTATTACACGGAGAGGTTGACTCATTGAACTTATCAAGATCCTTTTTTAGATCAATATCTATAACTCTGGGAATCGTATAGAATATTGTAGTGTCGCAATACATGTTGCTGTTTAGCTTATATATGGTGTCTGCTCTAAAAATACTTATGTAGTGACTTAATTCAAAGCAAACTGGATAGTCTTGGCGTCTGTATAGATTGTGTGGGACTACCTGTTTTCCAAATAGCGGATTAGTAGGATCTTCGGTAAGACAGAGATATGGGTGACTCTGAACCTCCTGTCGGCATAACAAGGATTGGCTCATCTCTCGATTATTGGAGTCGACCATTAGTAGATATGCTGAGAGCACATCGCTCCATCTCCGTTCAGGGTAGGTAACATATAATAAAACGATAAAATCTGACCTCTTTGGCTGTATCTTATCGTATGCGTGAATGATTACGTCCTTTATTGAAGTCTCGTCCTCAGCTAGAGCAGAGGGACGATCTATTATATTGACTCCATACTCTTCGGCAATCTTGATAATTTCTGAGTCATCTGTTGTTACCCAAGTAGAAGACAAGAGCTCTTCTGGAATAATCGCTAGAGTGTGTCGTAGAAGAGTTCTGTTCTTAAAAGGTAAACCCTTTGAACCGAGTCGAGCTGGAATAACAATTTTCATAGTTTATCGAAATCCGATAAGGTTATTTTAGGTATATCAAGTCGACTTGCCTGACTTAAATTATAGAGCTTAACTCCACGTTTTTCAAATTCAGATCTTAATTGCTGATATGAATTATTTACCCTCTTCAAATAATTTACTTTTATGACTGGATGCGGACCGTCTGACTTATTATAGAAGTGACCGTCTGTGAAGTCTACACCAATCAGTCCAATATTCGTTGCTCCAAGCTTGTATGCAAGAATAGTTGCAACGTAAGGTGAATTAACAAAATGGTCAATAACGTCAACTCTATCTAGATTCTTTAATTCTCTTGAGCCTAGACTAAAGTGAACTATGCTCTTATGCCGCCAACCCTTTACACAAGTAAATAGGTGTTTTGCAGTAGACTTATTAATGATATCCTTTCGGTTTCCATGAAATCTGCCAGGGTGATCTGTAACAAGTAGATAGGTAGGTTGAAATAGTAGAGGGACATCGTTTACTCCTATTGTAATGTAATTTGAATATGTGTTGCGCAGATCAGTCAAAGAGGTACCGCATCCACACACAATTATTTTAGAACCCTTGTGAATATTCTTGAAATCTACTAAGCTTTTTATTATTGCTGACACTCTGATAAATTATTTTAGAACTCTTTATCTTTTTGTTATACAATATAGATAGCTTGCGGTTTAGAAAAAAATAAAACAATGGATCATTACGCTATACTTGGAGTCCCACAGAACGCCACAGAATCAGAAATAAAGAAAGCTTATCGAAAATTAGCACTACAGTATCACCCAGATAAAAATCAAGGAGATAAGAGATCTGAAGAGCAGTTTAAAAAGATAGCAGACGCGTACTCTGTACTTGGTGATGCAAATAGGAAGAAAAAATACGATGACTCTATAAATCCTGCAAAGGATGGCAGACACAAGACTTGGAGCTTCAATGAGTTTGAAAGCCAGTTTAGTTCTGCTGAATTTAGAGCAAACTCAAGTGCCAGAGGAAGATCAAGCCAAGGAAAGGTGCATGTTCCTCCGCCAGATACCGTATATCTAGATATCAATATTAATCAAACTATCTCGCTAAGTGATGCTGTCCTAGGTAAAAAGATAGAACTTTCATTTACTAGAAAGAAGATAAATTACACTGGAGTAAACGGAGCAAATATCAATTTTATCAAGGAGGACGAGGAGAAGGAGATAACTATCCAGTTAAACCTAAAGAGGGTCTTTCTTCAAATTAAAAAAGAGGCAGGACGGTCCACTGCAAAGGTTCGAGTGAGTAAACTTGGCAACGAGGATATTCATAATAGACAGAATCTTTGGGGAGATATCGAAAAGATTCCTCTATTTGGAGATCTATATGTTAATATAGAAATAGTTATTCCTGAAAAGGTTTATCTTGAGGAAAACAATATTATTCATCATGTAGAGATTCCTCTATATAAGACCCTTATTGAGGACGAGAAGATCAGAATTGAGACAATATTTAATAAGAAGTACGATGCAGAGATCAATGAACCTAGGATTTTGAATGACCTGAAGTTCATATTGCCTAACGAAGGGATACTAAATGATAAGAATCAATTAGGTAATTACATAATTAAATTTGATATTCTTACTCCAGATATTTCGTCACTTTCTAAAGATAAAAAGGATCAACTATTAACGATATTATCGACTCTTTAGCATAATTTACGGATTTTTTAATCATTGCCTTAATAAATAATAAAAAATATTAGGCTTTGATGAGTTTAACTAATTCTATCGATCGCGTCAATTATGAAGATCATCTTCTTCTAATTGAGAATGTTGGAGAAAAACTTAAAGTACAGCAATCTGGTCAAAACGGAACTGTTTTGGAAGGAGTTTGTGCAGTATTCGGTCAAATTAATAATAACCGTAGAGTATATGAAAAGGAAGAGTATCTTCCACACCTTTCATATCTTCAAGAAAAAATTCAAAAGGGCCAACTCGTTGGTGACCTAGACCATCCACAACATTTTGATGTTACTCTAAAGAGCGCATCGCATATTATCCAAGGTCTAAACTATGACGGAGGTAATAAAGTTAATATTCGTCTTAGAATATTAGAAAATACACCAAACGGTCGGATTGCAATGGCATTATTAGAAGGAGGAGTAAATCTTTCGGTTTCTTCTAGAGCAGCAGGAACGGTTAATGAAGGAGGTCGTGTAAAACTACAGCGTATCTTTACATATGACCTAGTTGGTGAACCTGGCTTCACAGAGGCGATCTTAAGAAAAACTGTTAGCGAATCATTAAAGAACGAATTTGAGATGATAACTGAAAGTTATTCTCATTTAAGAGAGACTTCTGTTGTCTCTTCTAATCGTGTTATGGACATTACAGAAAGTCTAGATTTTGCGGATAATTTTAAAATATACAAGATAAATAAAACCAATAATGACGTAGATCAAATCTTTCAGTCAGTTCAAAAAACACAAAAAAATAGCACAACAATGGCCGATTTTGTAACAAGAGAGCAAATGGATCAATACTCAGAGGTTCTAAAGAACCAATTCGCTGGTATTAAGAAAGAGTTAAAAACTCAAAAAGCTGTTCTTGAATCAGCGCAGACTCCTTCTGGAGATATCGATACTCTAAAACTAGTAGGTTTTGTTAATTACTTAGCAGAACAACTTGAAGGAGTAGTTAACTATGCTGATTATATGGCAACTAAATTGAATGAGTCAATTAAGTACACTGAACATGTTGCTGAGACTTCTAATAATTCAATTGACTATGCTAATTACATTGGCGAAAAGTTGAATCAAAGTGTTAATCACCAAGATTACTTAGCTAGTAAATTGAATGAGTCTATTAACTATGCTGAATACATTAAAGAAAACGTAAACAGTTCAATTAAGTACCAAAACTACCTAGCTGAAGAGTTAGATAAGAGTCTTCAATATACTGAATATGTAGCTGAAGGTGCAAATCGCGGAATTGAATTCTCTGAATATCTTTCAGAAAATATTAATCATAACAGAGAGTATGCACAGTATCTTTCTGAGAAATTAGGACAGACTATTGGTTATACTGAATATATTGCTGAGTCTTTAAATGAAGGAACTAATGTTTCTGGAAAACGTAATGTTCTTGGATCAGTTAGTAAATTAGATGAATCTACTTCAATTGATGCTCTAATTTCTAAAGTTGATGCAGTAATCACTGAAGTTAGTAGCAAATCTGCAAAAGCAGTGTTAGAGAACAAGTATCCTTTCCTAAAAGTAATTGGAGAAGATAAGAAATCAGCATTCTATTCACTAGATTCAGATATGAAGCAAGCAATCGTTGAAACACTTAACGGAGCTGTATGGTTCAATGAAAACGATGTATTAGGAATTATGGAAGCAGTAGTTAATACTAAAAACCAGGATATTCCAATGTATGTTCGTTATATGCCATCTGAATACAAAGAATCGTATGCGGCAATGAATGAATCAGAAAAGAGCAAAATTAGCGCAAAGGCGCAGTTATATAGTATCAGAACACCATATCAAGCTAAAGCATTTTGGGATGATGTAGACTTCAGATCTATGAACGAAAGAATTGAAATCGAAAAACATAATAATAAATTACAGAAACTCAACGAAAGCCAAAGTCCAGAAGGTCTAATTCCTGTTAATCAGGTGGTTGAGATGCAGAGAGGTTACTCTCAAAATTACATAGATACTATGCTTCGCGGAGCATCTTATCGAAAGTAAAAAATCCAAAAAAAACGTAACTCAATGGCACGTACTAAAATTTTCAGACGCTCAAGCGATAATCGTTTGGCAAGCACTTGGAAGCCAGTTCTTGAAGGTTATGGAGCGGATATCGAAAAAACACCATGGTTAGCTGAGTACGCTCACAACCACGCAATTTTCGATAATACTACTCCATTATTCGAACAGACTGCTCCAGGTTTATTCTTCCAACAACCATCTTCTTTAGGTGGTTATATGGGACAACCTCAAGCACCAACTAGCGGAATGACTCCGTTTTCAGGTGGTGCAAAAAACGGATACGGAAACGCTGATTCTGGTTCTGGTGACAAATTTCCTTCATTGCTTCCTGTAGCTATTCAAGTTGCAGCTAAGACAATCGGATTTGATCTAGTTCCTGTAATTCCAATGGATTCTCCTGTAGGATTCCTTCCTTATCTTGATTACCTTTACACTGGTGGTCGTACTGACAAGTCATTTGATCCTTATATGATCAAATTAGCTGGACTTACTGCAGACAACTTCGCAGGAACTTTAACTTACGATGATACTGTTGTAGGTACAGGTGGTGATTTTACTGCAAAATTCGTAGGTTTCTCACGTGTAGATGGTTCAGTAATCGTTAAGATTGTTGCAGATACTACTGTAGATAACTCAGCAACTGTTGCTGGTGAATTCGAAGGAGCTACTGTAACTATCGACGGTAATGTGTCTACTGCTATTGTAGCAGTTGGTGCTGTACAATTGGTATCTGCATTGGAAAACCATATTTCTGGTTTTACTTCAGTATCTGATGACGATTATGCTACTACTGGATTCAATGGTCCATACTTGCCTAATACTGGTCAAGTACCGGGATCTATGAATCGTGCTTCTTCTGAGCTTTCTAAATTCCGTCAAATGGGTCTAAGAATGTTCACAAAATTCGTAGAGGCAGAAACTGATCAAGTTGCTATCTCTGCAACTGTTGAACAGATTCAGGATCTTAACCGTGTTTGGAATTATGACGTTATCTCAATGTTGGAAAACGTTGCAGTTAATGACCTTGCTCAATCTATCAATAAGCGTCTTGTTGACCGTGTGTTAAACTTAGCAGATGTTCACTCAGGAGAAATTGATTTAGTTGAAGGTACAGGAATTACTACACTAGACCTTTCAACTGGTGCTGGTGGATTCGAAAACGTTTCTACTTTGCAACGTAGATTAGTTACTAAAGTTCTTGAACTTGCTAACTTAATCTATCACAGAGGTCGTTTCGGAGCTGGTACATTCATGGTAACTAACGGTCGTATTGCTTCTGCTCTTGCTGATGTTGCTGGTTATTCAATCGCGCAAGTTCCAACCGATATGGGTGGAATCGCAGGTAACCTTTACCCAGCTGGTAAAGTATACGGAGTTCAAGTATACGTAGACCCTAACATGTCTTGGGGAGATACACGTCTTGCAATTGGACGTAAAGGTGCTGATGAAGAGCCTGGTGTTAAATTCATGCCATACATTATGGCTGAGTCTTTACAGACTATTTCAGAAGGTACTTTCTCACCAAAAATTGGTATGAAGTCTCGTTATGCAATCACCGAAGCTGGATGGCATCCAGAAACACAGTATGTTAGCATGGATATCCAAGGTGATATCGCAGTTCTTACTGGTGGTGTTGCTCCTGCAAACTTTAGCTAATCTTTGATTGACTAATACTTTAAGAGAGGATCTTCGGATCCTCTTTTTTTGTTTAGTTGCTTGTATAAATAATAAAAAGATATTTGTAATGGCGACAATTATGTCAACTCTACTTGGGATTCAAGTACAATTTAAAGTATTTCATTGGCAAACTAGCTCTTTCTCTAAGCATAATGGATATGGCGGACTATATGATACACTAGACGATCTTAACGATACTTTCATGGAAGTTTACATGGGAAAGTATGGTAGAGTAGCACTAAACGGAGCAGAGGACGCAATTCAATTAAGTAATATTGGAGAAGTTAATATAGAGGCCTTCTTAGACACTGTAGTAGATTTCTTATTATCATTAAACCATCAGTTAAATAGTCAACAGGACAGCGACCTATTAAATATCAGGGACGAAATGTTGGCTGCAGTGAATAAGCTTAAGTATTTACTGACCCTTAAATAATCAAACCTTATTAAACTAGAAAAGAGGACCAATTAGGTCCTCTTTTAGTTTGGTGGGCTCTCCTCAAAAAGTTGATATAGTAAGTCTAGATGAAGTTTGAAGATTTGCGTCTTGATTAATGAGCTCGTGAATCTTGAAGTTTGAGTACAGTATCGCAATCTCTATAGTTCAAATTGTATCCAATTAAGGAATAACTCGCTACGTCAAGCTAAGATCAGATCGCCCGTGTATCTATACTTGAGTAGTATGATTGAATCCATCTAGCTTTTCTTGAATAGCTTCGATATCCTTTTCAATACTTTCAATTTGAGCATCTTGCCAGGCAACATTGAAGACTACTGTAGTTTCAGTAGACTCGTTTGAGTATCTTGACTGGTATATGCCCTCAGTAGTGTCAATTCCACGTACTCCTTGGATTAGGGATTTGAGTTCAGACAGTGCAAAAATATCTTTGCGAACTGGTGCAGAGGCATTGTGAATCCTAGCCTTTAGGCCGATAAGTTCATGCATCTCCTGATTAAGTTCTAACCAGGTCTCTTCGATATTATATGACCTAGGATTTCCAGTAGAAACTGAATTGAATCGACTGATTCTAGTCCAAAGTTTTTGAATCTTTGCGACTTTCTTGTTCTTTTCCTTTAGAGCTTGTGCAATATTCATAGTGTATGTAAATATTAATTAAGTTCAGAGTATTGTTTCCATTCAACGACCTGTGCAGGTCCATCTGGAGTTTCAACGGTTTCGCCAGTAGGAAATGCTAATATAATCTTTCCTTCTTGTTTGCCGACTGCAATAAAACCATATCCTTCACAGATAATATTAAGGCAGAAACCTTCTTCGATTGGTTCTGCAACCTTTTCGATATCGAAATCTGGTTTCATTCCTTCGTGATCGTTATGATCACACCATTGTTTTGAAAATTCTGCCATTGTGCTTAGTCTATATTGATTTTTTTACAACAAGTACGTTATTATCATTATATGGATTATCTGCACTTTCAATACAGAATAATTCAAAAGTATACCCTGGATATTTTTTCTCTAAGGTTTTTATTTCTCTTCGAAATGACTCAACTGTTTCTTCTCTTAAATCTTCGCATATGTAAATTCCACCATTGTTTAATTTATATAGTGAATTCTCTAAGAAGATTAAGTTTGCGTAAAATTCATGTAACCCATCCTCAACAATAACATCAAATGATAAATCATTTAGTATTTCATTATTCCACATATCTTTGATAACAGTAGAATCTCTCTGATCACAATAAAAAGTACTAATTCTATTTTCATTAAATAGTATGCGACGGTCAACGTCTGCTCCAAATATATTAGAATTGGAAAAATATTCTCTCCAGCCACGTAAAGATGCTCCAGGTATGCCAGTTGGCCCCATATTTGAAGGAACATCTAGATTATTTGTACCTAGTCCTAATTCAAATATGTTTAATTTTTCATCCTTTCTATCTTTGAAAAGTTCATTATATAGAATAGTATAGTTATGTCGACCGGTACCTTTATCACTACCGTGCTTGGTCATTATATGACATAATTCACTCTTTTTCTGTAATTCTTGCATATTTTATTTGTTATGTTATTACTAATACACAAATTATGTAAAAAGTTTCACAATTTTAGTAAAGAAGATGAGGTTTTGCTTCAAGTTGGCCGGCTTGGGTCACAACTACGTACTCTGGCATATATGTAGTAAGATCAGAAGCACCAGCATAGGAAAGTGCAGAACGTACTCCTTCCATTAAACCAATAATAATTGGCGATACTCCTCCCTTATACGGAACATGGGTAGATTCACCCTCTACATTACGGATATCTTGTCCATTTGCAGCCTTTGTATCTAACGAGGCAGATCCTCTATAAGTCTTATAGAGTAGACCATTTGCACGTTTTGTAATTTTTCCTGGAGACTCGTCTGTTCCTGCAAGTAGAGAACCTAACATTACAGTATTTGCACCGATTGCTAGAGCTTTTGCAATATCTCCACTTGATCTAATTCCACCGTCTGCCATAATAGGAACAGTCGCACATTCAGAAATTTGCTGTATGCAAGTAACGTTCGGAACTCCAAAACCAGTAGTAATTCTAGTAGTGCAGAGTGATCCGCCACCAATTCCTACACGTAATCCGTCTGCACCAGCTTCCTGTAAATCTATTGCAGCTTGGGTAGTTGCAATATTTCCAGCGATGATATCTACTCCAGGGAAAGCATCTTTACAGAACTTAATCATATTAATCACCTTTAGATGGTGACCGTGGGCAACGTCTATCATTAGGACATTTGCGCCTGAGTTTACTAATAGAGTAGCACGACGACGGTCTTCTTCTGGATTAATTCCGATTGCTGCAACTACTGGAGAAACAGTATTAGCCAATTCGCCAGACTCGCCAAGCCATTCATGAGTTCTGATAATTCGATCAGAGAGATTCTTAATTTGATTGGCCTGTTCTTCTGCTGTCATAAACCGATGAATACACCCAGCTCCACCTAGAGTAAATAGAGCAAAAGCCATGGCTTCATCGCAAACAGTGTCCATTGGAGAGGCAACTATTGGGATTCTAAGTTCAAAGTTCCTACTCAGTTGAGTTTTTAGTGAAATATTTGGTCTGGAAGAGATTTCCGAGTATGCAGGAACAAGTTGAATATCGTCGTATGTTAAATAGGTTTGCATATTATTATGTATTTTTTAAAAAACTGGATTAACTTTGATTTTACATTCGCTAAACCAGAATACTAGCTCTGAATATGTGCTTATCCGATTGGCTATGAGTAGAGAACATCTGGACAATATCATCATCTTATATAGAACAAACTGCAAGTCATTTAGATCTATTGGTTTTCTTAAAACTATGCATTTTATATTCAAAGATTTGCATAAATCTACGTATTCATCCTCAACAGAGTGGTTGTCTAATGAAATAATTGCTAATTTTGCTTGTGTGGGTTGAATTGCATCACGATATGTCTCAAAAGAATAAGGGTGAGTTATCCCAGATTCATGCGCACCTTTCCATGTTCTAACCGATATTCCAAGCGCATCCACATCTCCATATTTATTCCAAAATTCATTTACATGATCTATTACGACCTTGGAAAATTCTATTTGTTTTATTGTGTTGATTATCCTAGATTTAATGCGAGAGGATATTCGATTTGCGTCATAATTCCAATCTATCAATGTTGTCATTGAAAATATGTGATTTAGATTTGTATTTCCACACCCATTTGTGTATTGAAATTCATTGTATATATTTTCCTGGTCAGACTCTTCTGATGCCAACACGAGTAATCTGCAAGTATAAAAAGGCTCACGGTGAAGTGTGGACGGCTCACAGTAGATATGTTTTTCATTTAGAATAGTGTCATAATTTCCATATATGTAGTCTGGATTGCATTCAATTACAGTATTTGGATGAATACTAAATGCTGATATGAATCCTTTCATCACATTTCCTAGTCCATCTATATGAGTTTTACTTATTACAATTTGTGTTTCTGGAGATATCATTATGCTGTCTTAATATGATTTGAGTAAAGCTTTTTTAAGTTCGAGTAGATCGTCTTTGTACATTTGAGCAGGCTGTTTTTGCTTAATTAAGATAAGTTCTGATTCTTTGGATTGAGTATCACTCAGTAGTTCTTCGTATTTTTCACTAGTTAGTGTGTGAATTGCCATTGATAGTAAGTAATTATACGATCCATCAACTTCATCAAAATCTGCAGTTTCTAGAGCAAGGATAATCTGCTTACGTGGAACATTATTAATCTTAAGTTTTCCATTGATTATTGACTCAATAAATCTGGCACGATTTGAAAGAACTAATAGTTCCTGTTCAATTTTCTTAATTAGGAACTCTCTACGCTGAATATAATAAGTAAGTCTGAATTTTACGAAATACTTAATTATTTCAATTGCATTAGTAAATATCTTAAGATCACCATTTTCATCAAGGACAGTAAAATTCTCAGACTGTCGCTCCTCCATCTTTAGGAACTTATCAAGTTTATCAGTATCCTGAAGTTTTTTTAGATCTTCTCTCCTAAATTTAATAGAGTAACTTATATTTGATTTACAGTTATTGTCGTGTCCAACAATTCTTCTGGTTTCTTCAAGAGAAGTTAGATGCGCATCAAATTTTTCATAGGTCATGGAAGGAGGAAGCTCTGAAATATCAACAGTTGTTGTATTCTTTACAGCGTACATTCCACGATAAACCCAAGCAGATTCGTTAAGTACATCTCTAGCACACTGTCCTGAAAAACCGTAATACCATGGAGAAGGTTCCTTATAAGTTTTATTATCAAGCTCTTTTAAGCATGCGTCAATTAGGTCAAGAGGATTTCTATTTAAGATATTCGTAGCAAAACCAACAGCAATTCCACTTCCTCCATTTAGAAGAACCGTAGGAATAATTGGTAAGAAATATTTTGGTTCTATTTCATTTCCTTCTTCATATCTAGGAGTCAGAAGTTCAAAGTCCATATAGAGTAATCTAAAATTCTTATGTAACTTTGTAGAGATATATCGAGGTGCTCCTGCTTCTGGTGAGCGTAAGGAACCAAATTGTCCTATCTCTTCAAGAACGGGCATTGAATTTTTAAATTTTTGGGCCATTCCAACGATTGCACCATTTAAACTTCCATCTCCATGGTGATAGTGTGCATCAGAGGCAACTTTACCTGCAAGTTGGAATATCTTTAGTGGTTTCTCACTGCCGTTTTTCCAAACTTTATCTGCAACAAATATAACTTTACGTTGAGTTGGTTTAAATCCATCAATCACTGAAGGAATTGCTCTCTCCTCAACTACGTATACTGCGTATTCTCGATAGTCTTGGTCAAGATATTCAGTAACTGATTTTATTTCAGGTTTTGACATTATTTACTTAATTATTTTATAGGGTTGCCTCTATTTTAAAATATGAGTTATTAACTAAATACTCATAAAGCTCGGGAAGATCTTTGCATATTTCTTTTCCATCGTCGTATGCAGTTAATTTAGGGTCACCGATTCCATCAGAAATATAGTTTTTATCATACATAAACCATTCAAACCATTCAAATCCATTATCTGTTAATATAACTGACCATAGTTCATTAATAACAACAGAGTAGTCATCAACAAAATCAAGTAGATCTATATTTAATTTATACGCTTGACTAATTAAGATAGACTGGTCAACCATCTTTCTGGTTAATTTTTCAAATTTAGCAAAAGTCATCATGGTTAATTAATTTCATTTAGGTAGAATATCTTATCTAGAAAATAGGAGAGAGGTATGCTCATCTCCCTAGAACTAGAATCCCAAGTAGAATATTGAAATACTATATTCTCTTCTGATAGAATACAAGAGAGACAGTATTCAATAGGATTTCCTTCAAAGCTAAATGGAATACTGTAGCCGACTGGTCTACCTGAAACATCTAGTAAAACTAGCCAGTGTAGATATTTTCTAGGAGAATCGTGATGAACACTGTGTACTACTGCAAGGCGGTGCTCTCCATATTCAATTACTGAAGAACTTCCTCTAAATTTATTGAAGATAATTGGAGTTGGGTGCTCATTAACTAGTGTCAAATCATCGTATGAATAAGTAGTTAATGGAAACCACTTATAGATTAGCGTAGAACTGTCTAAGAAGGTCCAGTTCTTTTCGCAATACTCTCCAGATGGACTATCAAATACTTTATTTACGTAGATGATACGATTTTCACGATCGTATTCTCCAGTACAAATACGAATTGCTTCTGTTTTAGTTAAATTGCAGGCAGTTGCTAGAAATTTAATCTCGCCGTTTGCTTCATAGAGTCTAAGGTCCTCTAATCCAACTATTCTAGCACCTGGTCGAATATCTACTGAATATAATTCAGTCATTTCACCGTGGCCTAAAAGATAATTTCTAGTTTCAACTGGACGAACTGATGTATTTTCAAAATTCATATGATTCCCGTCACTTGCATAGTGATATGCACCATTCGATTGATCGATTACATAATTTACTTGCCTAATATTTACGATCTCTTCTCCTTCTGAAGTGATAATTTTACATGGAGAACTATTGATAAATCCATTTGGCGGAGCTACATCGAATGTGCTACTCTCACCGCCATTACCTAATAGGGTAGTTACATAATATTTTAAATTATTGAATACATTTTCACTATTCGGAAGAGGTCCAAGGTTTAGATAGTTTAGTGAATTGACAAGTCCAGCGAGTCTATCCTCAGGAAAGAGATAATAGTGTAGGATAGTTAGTTCATAATCAAATAATCTATGTAGATAGATTTCAGATTCAACATACAATCCATCACTATGTGGATAGGGTATATTTACACCTAATTTATAGAGGTGATATGCTTTATTGTGCTGTGCTGTGTTTCTATATTGCAAACAAAGATGATATATTGCTTCAGAACGAGTAGGATGTACTTCATATCCTGACATTACCCACTCTTCTGCACTGGCAAGATCAGAAAGTGCAATATAACATTTTGAAATCAGGTAGTGGCAGTACCAGATATCTTCTTTCCAAGTAAAACCCTCAATTGCTAACTTATAGAAATCAATAGCCGTTTGATATTGTCCAGAAGAACGATTCTCTTGTGCAATGTCAAATACGCTTAGTTCATTAGATGTATCTTCGATCATTACTTATTTTTTTAATATTCTTTCTTTTCTAGGTGCAGAATCAGCTCCAAACCATGCATTTAATGATTCTTTATAGTCTTTATCATTTTTAAGTTGCACTAGTTTAGGATTCATGATAATTTGTTCGTATTCTGCATTTTCAAGAGCGGCAAGTCCCTTCTTGTATTCGATATCCCAAGAGGAACTCTTTGTCTTTGTCATCCACTCTTCAAATTCTTCATTTGTGTAAAAGCTAAGCGACTCTTTTCCTTTTTTTGCAACAACTAGTGGTGTCATTACTTTATAAACTCTACCTTGATCAAATAATTCTGGCCAAAATCGATTAAAGAAATTGATTAGGAGTGCAGCAATAGAATTTCCATCAGGATCAGCGTCAGTATAGATATAGATTCGACCATATCTTAAATTCTTAGGCTCTTCTCCAAGTTTTAGTCCAAGCGAAGCCATTAGTTGTACTGCTTCATCATTTTTGATAATTTCAGTACTCTTCATCTCACTAACATTGATAAATTTTCCTTTTAGTGGAAATGCACCCATTGTTTGAGTATCACGACACTGTCGAACTGCTGAAAGTGCAGATAGTCCCTCGTATATTCCTAATATACAAATTCCTCGATCACCTTTACGTTGGGCATCGATTAATTTTGCAATTTTAGTCTTATCTAGTGTACTATTTAGCTTACGAAGCTCTGCTCTTTCTTGTGCAAGCGCTTTTTTCTCAATCCAGTCAAGCACTGATGCAATAATATCAGACTTAAATACGATTTTTGCTAATTTATCTGAAATTTCGTGTTTTGTACCAAACTCTTTAGGTTCAGTAATCAATTTTTCCTTAGTTTGGGAGCTAAATGAAGAATTTACGATTGTACTATCAATAAAAACTGAGAGGTAACTACGAATATCGCTAGGTTTTACATCAACCCTGTGTTTCTTCTTAATCATCTCACGTAACTGAGCAATAAGTTGGTTTACAACATATTCTACGTGAGTTCCTCCGTCCTTTGTATGGACAGAATTAACGAAACTTACATTAGTGAATCCAATATCAGATTTTGCAAAACCTATTTTCCAATTAGTTGACTCTTCATAAAAGAATTCACTAGTATACAGCTTGATATATTCATCAAAATTCTTAAATCGTAGAGTAAATTCCTTCGTTTTGCCTCCTTCAATTCTAGTAAATTTTAGGGTAAGCTTATTGTTACATGCAGTAACATCTAGACACCTTTTAAAGATAATTTGATAAGAGATCTCATCAAGATTTGTCATCTTGAATCTTTCTAGATCAGGGATATATGTAATTTCAGTAAATCCTCTCTTTGCTGGAGTAATGCTTGCCTTTGTTCGATTGTACATGTTATTTGTAAATGACTGGTCGAACCTGTTCTTTCCATCACATGTAGATATCGTAAAAGATTTACTAAAGATATTAGTTAGAGTAGAACCTACACCATTTGTTCCAGCAACTGTTCTCTGCTCGCTGTCATCAAAATTAGATCCTGCCTTAAGATTTGAGAAGATCATCTCTGGAATCCATTCCTTGTGTACTGGATGTTTTTCTACTGGAATTCCACCATTATCCCATACTGAAATCTCATTAGAATCTAGATTAATAGTTACTCTAATCTCATTTAATTTAGGGTTACGACGATGTTCATCTACTGAATTTGATATGATTTCATCAAATAGTTTAATAAAACCTGGGTTGTAAGTTACCTCTTCATTTTTTATATTTTCTCCATCATAAAGATACTGATCGCCAGTGTGCGGAGAAATTGAACCAATATACATAAAAGGTCGAAGCAGTACGTGCTCGACATCTGTTAGTTTTTGGTATTTTTGTTCTATTCCTTTATTTTTAGCCATGCTAAGGTTTTATAAATTTTTGTATATGGATAGGTTTTCCAGTGTTATCGTCAATAAAGTATAACCTATTTACTTCATTTTGAGATAACGGTTTCCATATAATTGAATCCCAATCAAAGCCAGTAGAATAATTAGCAGATTCAATAGATAATATGTAGTTATTATCAAATATAAATTTAAGAGCTAAATATTTCTTTTGATCAATTGGTAGTAGTCGAATGGTATAATTATTTTGAGTAGGTCCAAGTTGAGTTTTAACAAGTTTTCCAAATTCTCCAGGAATACTCATTAATGCAGAGGATGGAAGTGTTGTATATGCATCAAATACAGGTTGTTTACCATCTGTAGATACTAGATTGCCAGAAGATATCCAAGTTTTTAATAGTTTTACGAATTTTTTATTAAAATAATTATTCGTTATTTTACTAGGATAATTATAATTACTTGCGATTTCATACATTGATTCTGAAAAACCTAATTTTTCAAAAAGTTCATCATCAGTTTCATATATCTCAGATATTGCTGCTCGCCAAACAGTCTCATAAAATAGGCTATTAATAAATTCATCAGCTGTAATATATGTATGGAATTCTCCTGAACCAATAACATCATTTTGTTCTAATGTAAAAATTGTGTAGTAATAAAAAAGATCTCCATCTGCCCAAAAAGTAAAAACTGGAATATTTTTATAAATATCATAGTCAACTCGAATATCAAAGGTAGAAAATGGCAAATTTGTTTTAATTGTACCAAGTGTAATATCTTCATCGAGTCCTGATTCTAAATACTCACTAATTGAATTATTAGATAAATATTCAGCTTTAATTGTTTTTCCAGTAAGTGGATTATTTTCAATGAATTTAATAACTTGATCGATCGTTGAATAAACACTTGTCTCGATTGCAGAAATAGAAACATCATCTAAGAAAGATTCTTTGTTTAGATATGTTGTATTATCTGAAGAAAGTGCTCGTTTAGTTAATGATTTTCCCCTACGGTTATCTATATTTTTTAATAAACCATCTCTAAATCTATCTTCAGGAATAACATATGGAAGATTAAAATAATATGGATGAAACGCTTCCTTTGTTGCCTCGTTTAAAAAATCGTAGATTGGAATTATGTGTCTCATTATTTTGGTGCTAATTTTTTTATCTTAAGTGCCTCCATAAAATACGGTGGAACATTCTTTTTATCTAATATTTGATCAAAGCATTCATCTAATATATATGTTTCTGCCCAGTCATCATCGTTTCGAATTGATCTACCGTATGCTTGTAATAGATCAATTAGTGTCTTCCAATTATACCAGTCTGGTCTAGATTCAAGTCTCTTTTTAATCTTATTACTAACTAAGTTAGGAAAAGGTACTTTTAATATTACTTGAAATCTAGAAAGTTCGTCCTTTAAGTCAACTCCATTTATCATAGATGGAGAAACTAGAACAGTCTCAAGGGTAGAACCTAAATGTTCAGCTAGTGATTTTTCTCTAGTTTTAGAATCATGAAAAATAAGTCTAGAATCTTTGATTGCAGACTGTATCCAATTACTAAACTCATAATTTGAAGTATGAATAATTCCTTTATGCTCAATATTTTTTTCAAGTATCTTCTTTAGTATTGGAACTGCTCTAGCGAAAGATTCTTTCTTATTATAGTAGGACATTTTTCCAAACTTAAGATACACAACTGGTCTCTTCTCTGCATCAAATGGACAGGGAAGAGGTAGATATGTTGATTCGGTTTCTTCAATTCCCATAATAAATGAAAATAACTCTTTATTTAGAAGAGTTCCTGACATAAAGATAACATGGTCATAATTATCCCAAAACATTTCCTTAAGATAAATATTTCCCCAGATAGGTTCAACAAGTATTCTAGTTTTTCCAAATTGATCAAGGTCCTTCTCAAATGTCCAGTTTGACTTAAAATTAGATCGATCATTAATAAATCTATTGTATTTACACATAGACTTATCTACATGATCTGCTTTTTTAATCAGATCGATCTTCTTAGATCGGGTACGGGTATCTTTAGCATCAGATAATAGTTCCTTAGCCTTGGTTCCAAGTAAGGGCACGATAACACTAGATACATAATCTGCTAATTCTTCAATTGTCGTAATATTATCAAAATCACGCTCCATCCAAGGTTGCCAAATATCTAGAAGCTTAATGCTTCTTTCTGAAAAAACTGATGCAATAAAATCACAAAAAGTCTCTTCAAATGCATGCGCTTCATCTATTATTAATAGCTTAGAGTTTCGTTCTGCCATTAATTCTGGAGAATACATTGAATAGGCAGTAATAAGATGGAAATTAGTTAAACTTAGAGGATTTTTAACAAATTTTGACTGTGCAACCTTGTGTGGACAGATAGTGCACTTTTTATCGTTTGCAGTGTTTAATATTTGAGCGTCTCCACATCCCATATTATTACGACTACACCAATAGTTGTTTTTACCTTTAAGATTCGCCGCAAAACTGAAATCTCTAACATATTGATCCTGTAAGAGTTTAGTATTTGTGATAATGTCTATCTTTGCACGTTTACTATAGGTGTTTCTATACCATTCTGAAATCATAATAGCAGCGTATGATTTTCCAACTCCAGTAGGAGCGTCAATCATAATAAATTTACTGCCGTTTTGAATAGATTCCTTAGTGAAGGCTAGAATAGTTTCTTGTTGTGCCCTTGGACTAAATTCTAATTGTATCTCTGCCATGTAATAGTATTAACTACTAATTTACGTAGCAGTTTTAAATTAAACTTAATTAGTGTGCACTTAAACTTTCTCCAAAATACGTAAACCGTATGTTAGATCAAAGAATGCAAATTCTTTTTCTGCATGAGCCTTTGTCATTTTAAAAGTGTGACGAGCTTCTGAAACAAACCATTTTTTCCACTCTTCATGTTTTTCAGGAGTGATAGTATTATTTGAGTACCACTGCTCCTTATCCTTTTCAAGAACAGAGCGATCTACTCCAGCAATATCAAGTTGCTGATAAACTGCAGCCATCGTAAAATTTTCACGGGTTAGCCTATTTGGAAGGTGTGACATAATTTAAAAATTTATGTATTAGATTTGGAATATTTGAATCTCCGACAAGTATACTTATTTTTTCTTTAGATATACTTGATTTTAATAGTGTGTCAATGCTTGAATTATTTAAAGCAGAGGTTGATTCAGTCTCTAAGAATTCTCTGAATTCCTGAGAGGTCATTATTTCGTGCAAGTTAGTATATTTCATATAGTATTATATCTTAGAAAATCGAGATTTTACTTACATTGAGCTTGAAAGTACCACAGTTTTCTACCAGATGCATCTATTAATGAACTATCTGACTTTCCATAACATTGAATCCAATCAGAAAATCCGCCAGCTGGAATATCGAATGGATTTTTCCAATCTTTGAGCTGACCTCCACCAATTAAGTATGCTTCAATTGGAATCTGGGTACAGAGTTCAAGAAGCAGAGTATTATTAAAAATTGCATCACGAGATTTTTCAAAAGGGTCTTGATCTGCACGAAATAAGATCTCGGCACGTAGATAATTGCCAATACCATTGAAATATCTCTGATCCATTAAGAGAAGATGAATTGGCTTATCAAAATGTTTACGATGGATATTTTTAAAGATATTCTCCTTAAATAGACTAGTCTCTGCAACTGGACAAGGTCCACGATTACTTGAAAAGTCTTCTACCCATTTCCATTTAGCAAATCGACGAGTGTCAACAAGACACATTCTTTTTCTTCCAAGATGAGTATTGAAGGAGAGGTGTGTGTGGTTAGGACGATCAGTCCCACACAGTTTCCAAAATCCAGACATGCCCATACTTACGCTAATTCTACGTTCAGTTGGGTAGCCCTCCTCAGTAATTAGTAAGAGTTCCTTACCTCTGGCCCTCGCGGTGAGCTTAAAAACCTGAAGATTCGAAGGTTGAACTAGACTCAACCTGTTAGATACTTCTGGTGAAGTAGAAATTGAAGTAAAGTCTAGACCGTCACATATTGAGTTAATATACTCGGCCATTATTTTTATCTCAGCTAATTCGGGCATAATCGTAAATTAGGATACACTTTGACATATAATACTAAAAAAATAGAAGGATGTAAAGATAAATAATAAAAAAATCTAGCACAAAATGAGCAATCCTGTAATGAATTACAATCAATTCATGTCAGCTTTCAAAAAAGCAGCAGCTGGATACAGCGGAAAGGCTGATATCAAGAATAGCGACAAAACTGGTACTGCAAAGGTTAAACAAGATCTAGCCGCAAACCCAGCTAAAACTAAAGGTACTGCAGCGATCGATAAGTATACTAAGCAGTATCTTGCAACTGTTAAAAAGAAGAATGTTGTTTCTTCTAAATAATTTAAGATAATGAGAAAAGCAATCACGAACTTCGAAAAGTTTTCTCTATACGAGAAGAAGGGAGACTTGAAAAAGCTAGTCGGTAAAGATGATGACGAAGAGTTAACAACTGATGATGCAAAACGTCTTGGAATAAAGATTGCAAAAATGGATGGTGAAGATAAAAAGAAGTATGTTGGGATTATCAATTTCCTAGGAGCTTCTTGTGGAATCTACAATGAGATCTGGAAGAATTATAAAAAGACTAGAGATCGTAGAAAAGATTGATGCTACCACAGTATCTAACTATCTAGATAAATAAATTAAAATAATCGCAATAAAATGGCCGGTTTACCACATTGGGATAATTCTAGAGCAGCGACTAATTACTACGAACCGATATTCTTAAATCAGTTTGAAGTAATTATTACTCCTCCAGCCGCAATTACACAAAATGTCGATCTATTAGTTGAACACGTAATGTCGATTACAGGTCTTCCTGAATTAACGCCAACCGGAGTGGTTGAACAAACTTATAAATTTGCAAAACGTTCGTATGCTGCTGCAGTGCCAGAAAAAACTGTTGCAGATCTAGCGATTAAGTTTTCAGTAAACTTGAATGAATCAAATGATATGTATATCTACAATATCCTTAGAGGATGGGCAGATTTAGCGTATGATCCTCTAACTGGTCGCCAAGGACTAAAGAGAGACTACTATGGAGAAGTATACGTAGCTGTATTTAATAAGGCTGGTGATATCTTCAGAGAATTTAGATTTACTCCAGTTATTCCGAACGGAGCGCTTACTCCAATGGCACTTGATTATGTTTCACCAACTCTTTATGAGATAACTGCTAATTTTAGAGCAGATGCTTGGAAAGAAACGCGAATTGGAGAAATCCGAATTTAAAAATAAGATTTTATAATGGAAATGTTTAATGTTCATCGCAGAGACATCTTAAATTTCGATAACTATATGGATTTAAAGAAGCCAGGTTTTGGCGGACCTAAATCTGCAAAGGTATATAGAGATGCTAGTGGCAAAAAGGTTAACACTAACCCTAAGCTTGAAGGATATCAGAGAGTAGTTCAACGTGACGCTGCTTTTTCTCACAATGTATACGATCCTACTTACAAAGCAATGACTCATGATCTTGTTTACAAACAAGAGAAGAAGAAACCATTTACGTATGATCCGTATTCGACTGCTATTCCAGTTAAAGAGGTTGGTGCAGTTAAAGAGGGTAGATCATGTAAATCATTTAGCGAATTCTTGAATGAAGCGGAAGGAGCAGAAATGCGAATTCCAGCTAGAAGCTTTGATATGGCAGAAGATATTCTTTTTGATAAAAAGATTGACTGGGATGGATTTGCGAATACTCCTAGAGGAATCAATGGAAAAGCATTTACTAAAGGCGGAGAAATGGTTGCATATTTTGATAACGACACTAAAGAATTAGTAATGTTGCCAAATGCTGCTGAAATGACTATGCCTGCGAAAATGGATGACTACACTGACGAAGAATACTCTGAAGATGAATATATGGATGATGAAGAGGTAAAAGATACTCCTGAAGAGGACGATCTTGAAATCGAAGAACCTGAAATAGAAAATCTTCTTACTTCTAAAAAATCTAAAGAGATTAAAGAAATAGAAGATCTTCTTACTTCGTTTGAGGGAGAGCCTTTAGATTATGATGAAGAGGATGAATTCTAAAGATTAAACTAATCGATTTATTATTTAAAAGGTCAATGTAATATTGACCTTTTCTTGTTTAGTTTAACCCGTTATATTTTTATTTGGGTAAGTGTCTCAATTTCAGAGATCTCATCCTCAGTAAAGGCCTTAGATTCAATTAAGTAGTAAGAGAATGTTAACCCTTCGTACTCTTCTTCAATGAACGACATGGTGTTCTGGATAGCTGAGGAGGACAAGTTTGAGTTCAAGTAGACAACCCTTTTGTATTTTTTGTTTTTAATATTGATTGCCTTGTCTAGAAGCTTTTTTATTTCATAATTTAAGAGAAAGGATTGAACTTTATTTGGAACAATAAACTTTGTTTTAAACTTGTCCTTTATGATTTTACTTACATTTAGAACGTAATCCTCTTTGCTCTTCTTAGAGAAAGCATTAATAAAGTTCTTGTACTCTCTGACAAATATTATTGAAACGTGGTGGTCTTCCATATCATATTGGTAATTTTGCAACGTCAACCCCGGCTTCCCTTAAGATAAGTAGACCAGCAGTATCTCGATATTCTTCTGCATAGAATATTCTCTTTATTCCAGACTGAATAATTAGTTTTGAGCAATCTTTACATGGAGAATAGGTAACATATAGAGTAGCGCCGTCTGTGCTCTGTGAAGACTTTGAAACTTTTAAGATTGCATTGGCCTCGGCGTGTAGAACATACCAATAGGTATTTCCATGCTCGTCTTCGCAGTCATTAGTGAACCCTTTTGGTGTTCCATTAAATCCATCAGAAATTATCATCCCATCTTTTACAATAAGAGCACCAACTTTCTTTCTACGACAGCAGGAGAGAGTTGACCATTCGCTGGCCATTCGCAAATAGGTGATGTGATACTTTAGATCTTTTGGTGTCATTCTTTAGGTTTTGCTGGGTTTCTAAATAGACACGTTGAAATAACGGATATTCCTAGCCAGTGTAATATAGTAAGCTTGTGGTGAAATACTAGATCAAGTTCACAAGTAAGATATGTTGCCCAGCAGAGCACTGCAATGAGTAGAGTTGCGGCAAGGTTAATTGAGATTCCAGTAAAAAATTCTTTCATTTTATTTGATATTTTGATTTATCCAATTGAGTAATTCATCCTCATTACTTTGAGTATTTTCTCGATATGTATGGAAAACATCTGATAAGTCTCTAGTTGGTTCTCCAGAATAGTTTACAAGATCTGCATTTACTGAAGGAATTGACTCAGCAGTAAATTCACTATCTAACATTTTTTCAACGATCGAATAGTGATGTTCATAGATATGAAATGAATTTGCAATATGAGTGTAAGTACCTAACTGTAATTCAGGATAGACATACTTCAGGTGAGCAACCATTTGACTTTGAAGAATTGCAAAGAATGCAATATCTGTCGGAAGACCCCAGATCACATCGTTACTTCGCATAGAGACAGTAAGATTTAAACGATTATCTCTGATTTGAAATATTCCGTACATCGTGCAAACAAAATCTTTATTGCCTTTATGCTGATGCTCTGGAAGATTGAAATGTAATACTGCTTGTCTAGAATCTTTATCGTTAACTAGAGAAGTGAGTGCCCAATTGTATTGAGAATACCCAAATCTATTCTTTTTAGTAAATAGTAGATGTCCATATGATGAGTTGACTGTGCCATCCTCATTTTGAATAGAATTCCAAAACTTTGCATACTCCTGAATAAAAGAAGTATCGTTTCTTCCCATAAAATACCAGAGAAGTTCAGCGGCAATATATTTCTTTTGAGAAGATCGAGTCTCATTGGAATAGAGACAAGATAGAGGATTCTCTATTACTAGAGCAACATTAGTATTCTCCTTTATGTTTAAATCTCTAGGTCTAGTATCGTATTCTGGATTCTTCATCAAGTCAGTAAGACTTTCTCTGTATACTGTTGAAAAATCGGGTCCTTGGTAAACTAACATATTATGTTTTTATATTTTATACAAAGCATGCGTCTTGTGGTTTATATTTTTTAGGATAAATAACAATAAAGTACTAGGTTATAATGTCTACTGGATTAGTTTATCCAATTATAAGTTTTGCGGCTATTGACTATACTAAAATTGCAGCAGGTGCATATTTTATAGGCTTTAATCTAGATAATGCTGGCAAATTATCTAAAATGGATAATGCTGGAACCATTATAGTTATTGAGGGAGGAACTGGTGGTGGTCCTGGAACAACTGGACCGACTGGTCCGACTGGAGCAGGTAGTACTGGTGCAACTGGAGACACTGGAAAGACTGGACCAACCGGAATCGGCTCGACTGGTCCTACTGGATTAGGAGACACCGGACCTACTGGAGTGACTGGTGCAGAAGGACCAACTGGTCCATCTAGTGGACCTACTGGAGCAACTGGTTCACAGGGACCGACTGGAGAACCCGGAGGACCTACGGGTCCGACTGGAGACACTGGAGCAATTGGAGACACAGGTCCTACCGGATTAGGAGACACAGGCCCTACCGGATTAGGAGACACTGGAAGTACTGGAGACACTGGTCCTACTGGAGACACTGGTCCTACCGGATTAGGAGACACTGGAAGTACTGGAGACACTGGTCCTACTGGATTAGGTACAACTGGAGACACTGGTCCGACTGGATTAGGAGATACAGGTCCAACTGGAGACACTGGTCCAACTGGATTAGGTACAACTGGAGACACTGGTCCGACT